ATATAAATTATAACCAAATTTTACAAAACCATGATTTATTATGTTAACTATTTTCACTATAACTTAGCATGAAATCTAAGAGCTTTTTGCATTTTCTCTAATATTTTTTTAGGGCAATTACCTTCGGAAACTAATCGTTGAAATTCTTCTTCAAAACTTTTTACAAATGATTCTGATAGATTTAAATTTCTCGGATATAGCATTCTATGTTTAACATTAATAGAGCCATAACTTTCAAGAATCTTAGCGAAGTTTTTATTAAATTTATTCATAACATAATAGGGCTTAATACCCTATTAATATTTATGCTTTTTACCTTCTAGTTTTTTTAGGTTCTGGCTTAGTTAAAGCTTCAAGTGCTTCAATGTCTTCCATAGTAATATTCTCATCACCGAATAAATTTTCATCAGGAGCAACTGCGTCTCCATCCCCGTCAAGATAGAGTTTCATTATTTGAATACGTTCATGCCTTGATCCGAAGATTTCAATAATCGGTGGCTTGTCATCATGTTCAAAATAATTTGATTTAGGATTTTCTCTATTTTCTACAGAGAGTAGTTTAAATAAATTATCGATTTCAATTCTGGTATTAGGATCTTTATCTCTAAAACCGTTATCTACATATTCAGGAGTTGGGACGACTTTTGTGATAGGAATATAAAAAATAATATCAATTTCTTTTAAAGCCGTTCTTACTTTAGGTATGCATTCTCCAATAAATTCTTCATCAATATCAGACTTCCCGTGGTGATATAGCCACATGGAATATACAAGATTGTCTAAAGGGCACCTATCATAGATAACATTTTTTTCTTTATCATATTCCTTTACCTGCTTACACATGAAATCTAAAATAGCTTTCTGTGTTTCTTTAGTAGACTCGCTACTATGAGGTAAATTTAAATCATTTAGAACATGTCTATATGATTTTTCTGGTAGTTCATAACTCTGCCATTCTGACAAGAAGTCTCCTATTAAGGTAGACTTACCCATACAATGTGATCCTGAAATTGCTATTCTCATTATAATTTAAACATAGGGTTATTATTGTAATAGAATATAACCTCATCTACATCAAGTAAATTTTTTATATTTTCTTTATCTAATTCACTTAAAACATCTAAGAGATTTTTATAAGTAGAAAGGGCTATATCAATGTTTCGCTTCTTACAAATACCACAGCTCGTTGAACGTATTTTATTAACAGCGTCAATAAAACCTTTAATAGGAGAAGGTTTGAAGATTTCTTTATTTTCTGAGAGAAACTCAGCAAATTCATAAAATGTATGAAACCTTTTAATCTTCATCGTTCTAGCTTAGTAATCAAAAGATACAAAACATAAGTAAGATACCAGGTGATTGGTAAAAAGCAATATAAGTATATAGGCGCTGTTGTAATAAAAACAACAACACCTATACTCAATACATTTAACCAAAAAGAAAAGCAAAAAGCACAAGAAGTCATTTGAAATAATAAATTATTATATACCATAGAAAGAGACTCTGGCAGGGTATCACCAGGATTCTCTTTCATCCAATCTTTAAGTTTTTTCGGTTGTATAGCTTTAGTAAGTTTATCAATTAAAAGACTATCAAACCAAATATATAAAAACAAACTTAAACTTAATATGGTAGAAATAATTTTTAAAACAATCATACCTTAAGAGCCTTATCCCAAATAACTAAATGTAACCTCGGACTGAAATTAAAATTATATTCCTTAGCCAATTCAGCTACACCAGCGCATACCTTTTCATGTTCTGCTCTACTACCTGCACAAGGCATAAGCCAAACTCTACTACGATCAATATTAAATTTCCTAATATAGTTTTCCATAATCTCTTTCATATCATCCTCAGATTGTACTACAAACTTAAAGCCTGAGTTATGTTGAGAGTGCCATGCAAGAGTTTCAGTAATATATCTTTTCTCTTCTGGATCACCATTCGATGAAAGTTTAGGGGACGTAGTAAACGTAGCTTTAATTCTGCTATTCCATGCCGGGTGTGGCATTAGAGTTGCATTAGTTTCAAAATCTATACGAGGTGTCCATCCCCATTGTAGAAACATATAATCTAAAAACTTTAACAGCTGCTTTTGCTGAATAAGTGGCTCTCCACCAGTTAGTTTAAGAATAGCACCTTTACGTAAGTATTGATCATAGCCTTGCTCTTCCATTAGAGATAATATTTCTCTAAACGTCATCTTATTCTTAATACTCCAAGAGACATAACTGTCACAGCCAAAAGGCGCGTCTTCTGATTTAAAACCGATACATGTCAGATTACACATTGACATGCGCATAAATACGGAAGGCTGTCCTACGTATTCTCCTTCACCCTCAATAGTATAGAATATCTTATCGTCACTAAGAAAGATAGTATCTTTATCTGGATCAATTTCAGTCATATCATAATTGTATATGCTTTTATCTGGATCAATTTCAGTCATAATTATATTCTAAGCCCAGCTAGTTCCAAAATCCCATGTTGAGGGTTTATTTTTTCCACCTACGGGTACTGCCTTCGGAGGTTCATTAGTTTCTTTTGGAACAACTTTTTGTACTTTTTCTTTTTCAACAGGTGCTTTTGTATAGGCTTTTTCTGTAACTTCGTCTGGAAAAGAAATTGTTTGAGCGCTTTCTCGAGAATAAATAGCTGAATTATCAGCATGTTCAAATACTTCAGCTTGGATACATTCAACTCGATTGTCGGTTTTATGTTGGACAAAACTATTAGCTGCTTTACAAACATATTCAGCAAACTTCTCAATACCAACACCACCTTCAAGAACAGTTAACTCAGCTACCCCTTTCTTTTGTAGATCTTCAAAAGTTTTAAGCTCAGGATCATTATCAGCAATTACGAGTTTATGATCAAACTTTTCCTGGAGAAATGCTTTTAGTTCTTTTAAACCACCAAAATCCATTACCCAGTTATTTTCATCAAGCTCGCTCGCTCTGAATGTAACCTTAGCCGTTAATCTATAACCGTGAATAAATCGGCAATGAGACTTTGCCTTAGGCTGTCTAAATGCAGCACTACCCAATTCGATTACTTTAGTAGAATAATTCATATATCGATTGTAAAATACTTTTCGCTAAAATCAACATCTTTTTTCGTATCCGAAAAATTCAAAATCTTTACTGTAGTAATTATTAATTAGAGTAAGAGTTTCGGTTTTTATTTGATAAGAAAGTTCAAGGGTTGAAACCGGTTGGGCTGCAGTATTAATTTTTGGTAATTTTTTATCTGTTTTAATATTAAAATAGTTCAACATTTGATAAAATTCTTGTTCTAGATTTTCAAACTTTAATAAATAGTCTACAACAAACGGACCGATATATCTTACTTGAGGTAAAATATGATCAAAATTATTTAGCTTAGTACTACTCTCTACCCATTGGTGAAAATGATCTTTATCAAGTTCCGTAATTTTAAAGCCGTATGGACAGTAGTGTTTAATTTTATCAATATAACTCGAAATAATTCTCGTATAAGGATCCCTTACAACAATAAATTTTCTATAATTTTCGAATTTTTTAGGAAACAAATTTTGTAACATTAAACCAGTAAAATGTTGTGGAGTACAAGTAATACCGTCTATAAAAACTGATTTGAATGTATGTAATGCTCCGTCGTCGCCCCATATATCAAAAAAATTAATAATCGACGAACCGCCTGTTTTCGGTACATGTAAATGAATTAGTTTATGTTTATCTATAATTGGCATAATTAAAATAGTTTTCTATATTTAAGAATTTCAAAATCTTTATCGTATATTTCGTTAATAAGTCTAATCGTTTCTGGATAAATTTCGCAAAAATATTCTGAAGTAGGTTTTTCGAGATCGCTTGTATTTTCTCTAGGTAAAGTTATAGTAAAATTATATGATTCGGCAAAAATTGCCCACGCTTTTTTAATATAGTCATATCTTATAATTTCAGTTTCTTCTAAATTAAAATAATCTGACTGGAGCCTAACATGTTCGTTATCAATCAAACCTTCTTTTATACTCCAGACCCACTCACCAAAATGATCAGGATTAAGATTATCAAAGATAATTGAATACGGACAATCAAGCTTAACTTTATCAAAATAAGCTGAAAGTAATCTATAATAAGGGTTTCTAATTACGGTAAATTTATGATAGTTTTCATACTCTTCAGGATAAAGTTCTTTAATAGCTCTCGCTGGTAAATGAAGTGGTAACCACCACCTATCCTCAAAAAATATTGAATCTTTATAGTTATTTTGACTTAAGTGTTCTGGGTTTTCTCTATCTAACCCCATTGCCTTCGTAACCGCAGAACCTCCTGTTTTAGGTATATGAATAAAAATAACTCTTTTATCATGACAAATAGGCATATTGTTTATTTATATAGTTGATTTTCGTAGAGCAACACTTATAATAAAAAATATGAATGATGAACGAGTGAAAGAATTTTTGTTACCTACTGCTAATAGTTCAGTAGCTCTAACGGAGGAACAACAAGAAGATATTATTAATAACGCGTCAAAAGCCTATGAGAAATTTCTAGACGCTCTCGGCTTTGATTGGCGGTCAGATCCTAATAGTGATAACACCCCATATCGGGTAGCGAAGTCATTTGTTTATGATCTTATTTCTGGCTGCTATAATGCGCCACCAAAAGTTACTTCGTTTCCATCTGATGGTTACGATGGTATAGTTGCTCAGACTAATATCCCTGTTAAGAGCCTATGTAGTCATCATCATCTTGCGTTTACAGGTAAAGCGCATGTCGCATATATCCCTTCACTCGAAGGTAGGGTAATTGGTCTGAGCAAGCTAAACCGTATTGTAGAATACTTCGCAAGACGCCCACAGATTCAAGAAGGGATGACGATGCAAATTCATACAGCGATTGATGAAGTATGTGAAAGGAATAAAGGAGTAGCGGTAGTTATTGAAGCAACTCATACATGTGCTTGCTTGAGAGGTGTTAAGCATGATGGTTGTGTTATGAAGACGAGTAAGTTGTCTGGAGATTTTATGGATGATTCTGCAACAAGAAATGAGTTTTATGAATTCATCCGTAAACCTATTTACGGTTAGATTAGTAGAAATTAGTTGTAAAAGAGGGGGATTTTTTCTCCCTCTTTTTTTTGTTTACAGTTGTAAAAGTGTCGTATAATACTAAATAAGTATATAATATGGCGTACGAATTTGAACATAAAATTCTTAAAGCGAGTGAAAGTAAGCAGGCTGCGCTTTTAAGTCCTGCTAAAACTGCTGCAAATAAGCCAGATACTGGAGTAAAAATACTTAAAAAGGCTGCCTATTTCGTTATAAGAGATTGTGCAAGAGTAACAGAAAGGTATCTTATTCATTATATCTGGGGAGATCTTAAAAATCCTATCGAAAGATTAGGAGGAGTATTTACCAAAGCTGAAATTGAAAGCTTTATTACAAGATCTAAAAGAGACCCAGAAACAGGGCAACTTTGTACGATTATCTTAAAAGATATTGAAAAGAAGAATAAACTAGAAGCTACAGCAGAGCCTGTACCAGTTGTAGAAAAAGAAGTAATTGATTTTACAGAGTACGACGATGAAAAAATTTATGGTGATTATGATATGTTGGGCGATGTAGTAGAGGTTCCAACAGTAAATAATACAGTAAAAGAAAAAACAGTTCTAGAAATTTTCTTAGAAGCTTTTAAACCAAAAACTTAAATAAAAATATGAGTGAAGAACAAAAAAATGAAAATGATGATATTATCGTAAACCAAAGCGATGATACTTTTGACATGGAGTTGCCTGATATTCCAATGCCTTCTGAAGAAGAAGTTGATGTTAATATTGAGGATTCAATTCCAGTAGGTTTCAAGTTTGCTTTTGTTGGCTCTGGTCAAGGTGGTTCGAGAATCGCTGAAACATTTAACAAACTTGGATATAAGAGAGTTTGCGCAGTTAATACTGCTGCTCAAGATCTTGCAACCTGTAGTATTTCGAATAAGCTTAAGATCGGCAACGAATCTGGAGCTGGTAAAGATAGAGAAGTTGCAAGAGCGGTTATCAAAGAGCAGCGTGAAGATATTCTTGATTTGTTTAGAAGATCTTTTGCAGGAGACTTTGATAGAGTAATTGTTTGTGCAGGTGCAGGTGGTGGTACTGGTTCTGGTACTACTGCAGAATTAATTGAAATTGCTAGAGAGTACCAAGCTTCTACTAAAGCTTCATCTGACAAGGTAGGGGTATTTTTAGCATTACCTAAGATTACCGAAGGTAAAAAATGTGCTGCAAATGCTTACAAAACACTTAAAGAAGTATTAAAGTACGTTGATCAAGGTGTTGTTTCTCCATTAGTTATTATTGATAATGAAAAGATTAATAAACTTTATCCTCGTTTAAGTATTAATCAATTCTGGTCTACTTCTAATGGTAGTATTTGTACCCTATTCAACCTTTTTAATAATATTATTACTAAAAATAGTAGTTACTCTACATTTGATAATAAAGATTATAAGACTGTTTTAGATAGTGGTGTAATGGTATTCGGAGCAACTCAAGTTACTAAGTGGGCTGACGGTACAGATATTTCAAAAGCAATGCGAGATAATTTACAGAAAAATATTCTTTCTGGTGGTATCAAGTTGAGCACAGGTAATGTCGCTGCTGCAGTTGTTATTGGTGATGAAGATTCTCTTGATAATATTCCTCAAGAATATTTAGATCAAGCGTTTGAACAGCTAACGAGAACTCTTAAGACAAATTCTACCGTACATCAAGGTATTTATAAGGGTAATAAATCTGGATTAAGTATCTTTACAGCTATTGGTGGTCTTGGAAAACCAGAAGATAAGCTAGATGAACTAGCACGTGTTGGTGATATTGAAAGAGATATTTAAACTAATTTCTCTCTTATTTTATCATAAACACTTTTTATTGTTTCGTCAGGGGTACCGGTTGGTACCCCTTTTTTAAATTCTTCAAAGTCTCCCTTAATAGCAGCAGCTCTCATTTTTGAACCTTTTATAGTAGAAGGGTCATTAGGATCTTGCTTACCAGTTAAACTTCTCTCACCGCCTAGGACTTCTACATTTACTTTGGATCCGTCTCTCATCGGTCTGCTAAACGTATCTCTATAGTAATCTGCCCTATCACTACCAGCGATAATATGTAGTACGGGATATCCTAAAATGTTTTTAAGATAGCCTGCAGCATGTTGAGGAGTCTTAACCTTATCATTATCTACAATGTTAATATCTTTAAAGTTTGGATTATTTCTAAAAACATCAAGTCTGCTTTGATATTCTAACGGACTTTTTTTATCCTTTGAGCTTGGAGATAAAAAAACATAAAAATCCCCATCGTTTTTTTCAGCAAGCTCTTTTCCTAAGTTAATAAGATGTTGATGACCAGCAGTAGGTGGGTGCATTCTTCCAAATATAAAATAAGCAGAATCTTTTTTAGGCTGACTAATTAAATCGTTATGATTTACTACAGCCTCTACTAACTGGTCAAAAATTTTTAACATTATGAATTTTTTGTTGCGTAAGGATCGTAATTAGGTACTTCAGAAGGCTGCTCAATAGGATCATAATCATTTAAAATCTTATTATAGACTTTTAATTTATCTTCTGCATTTTTAGCTGTTACAGTAGTATATAGAGCTTTCTTTTGAAAATCTGAAAGTTCTAAAGTATTAGGGTCAAGAGTAAGGGCTCTTCTAATCATATCAATATATTCTCTAATACCTTCCGGAGTTTCTTTTTCTTCTTCTTCCTCACCTTCTATAGGAGCGTCTTCGGGTGGTGCTGCAGCATCAGGCATTGGCATTTCCCCGGTAACTAAATTCGAAGGACCTTCAGGCATATCGCCTACGGAAGGAGCTGAAGGGAGAGGAATATCAGCTTCTTCAACTGGGTTATTTTCTTTATATTTTTTGGATAAATAACCTAAATATTTTAGAAAATCTTTATAGGTTTTACCGTTAACTCTTCCGTTTTTATCAACTTTTACTTCTAAACCACCTTTACCTTTAAGGGTATAAAACTCATCATTCTTATCAACAAGTTCAAAAGTACCGATTCTCAATAATTTTTTAGCGACTAGATCTTGATTATAATTAGCACCTTGGTCAACTTCTATAGAAGAACCCCAATCATAACCTTCTTCCTCATCAATTCGAGAAAGCATTTCAATAATTTTTGCATCAAAAGGACTTATTTCCATAATAGTATTTATGTTTGAGAAAATGATAATCTTGGACGATTAGGATTATTCATCATTTCAACTTCATCGTTCATAACAGTCCTTGTAGATTTCATTTCGTTTTCTTCTTCATCGTTGTCAAGAGATTGTTTAAGCGCAGATACATCCTTATGCTTATCCATTTGTTTTATTTGATTTACAATCTCTTGTTCTGGAGCAGTTAATGGCTCTTTATTTGGAAGTTTATTTATAACGGTTCTTATAACCCCTTGATTATCTGCTACAGCTAACTCTTTTAAAGAGTCGGGAATATCATTCTTTCTCGGTACAGCATATTTTTGAACCGGTCCTGCACTTGGTACTTCATAAGCTCCTGGAAATCTTAGCGGGCTTTGTGAAGAACCTGTACCACTTCCACCACCATCTAGCCCTGAGGATTGGGTAAAAGCTCCGCCACTTCCTCCATATGAAAGTCCATTTCCACTTTCATACAAATCAATATACTTTAAAACAGTATCAGTGAAATTACTCATATAGATATTTATCGGATTAGATTAAATTTTATATTTAAATCCGTAAAATACCTCTCTGATAGAAAATTTAACTCATATTTCTTGGATATAGAAGTTATAGTCTTGAATGAATAGTTTTTTTGAGATTTCTTTTCAGTGAATACTTTTATCCTTTCACATTCTTCTATTACTTCCCCGTATTGTTTATACTCTTTTAGTTGTTTGAACTTTACTTTACCGGTATAAATGCATATAGGGAGGTGTTTATTTATAAGTTTTATAATCTTTTCTGTTTCTTTACTTGTAAAGTTATCTTCTTTTTTGTAGTAAAATATTAAATTAAATAGGTTTTTTCGTTTAATGTATATATCACATATTTCTTTTATAAAATTATGATAGAAAAACCTTTTACAATAACTTTTCGTTAAATCGATTTCATAAGAGTTATAATATTTAAAGATATCTTTTTGTGTTTTACCGATTATAACATCTATAACTTCATTCAGAGATATGGCAGAAATATAATTATATAGCGGAATGTTTATAGTAGGGTGCTTAATCTCGTTCACGAAGTGATTGTAACCATAAGTTTTTTAATAATCAACTTATTTTTTAAATTGAGAGGAAATAAATTGATTTTATCTCTTCTTGTGAAAGGTTTACAAACTTCTGAGCTTGTGGTTCGAAGAAAGATAGAGAGTATAACCCTGAAGGATCATCTAGTACAATTACATTTATTGCATGAGCGCCACCTTCATCTCTTATATAGTAAATCTCTCCAACAGCAGGAGAAGCTGCATTAGGGTGTTCTTTTTTAATATAAGACTTTAAAAATACTGTAAACGCTTTAGCAAAATCATCACAATCTCCAACATTTTGTTTCCATTCAGTAAGACCTAAATCTCTTAAGAATTGTAAGAAATCCATTTGAGCATTTGTTTCAACCCAGTCTTTAGAAAGAAGATTATATTCTGGATCCGCAAATACTGAAGAATTAAAAGTAACTCCATACATCATCAAGGTAAGTTTTACATCATCGTTTGAAACTGTCTTTTTAATAGCATCATCTAATTGTTTATTATTAATAAAAGTTGTCTTAATAATTACAAATAAAATAATAAGTACAGTAGCACCGATACCTAAAAACTTAACATTTTTTCCGAACAGTAATTTTTTAATCTTCTCCATTTTCTTCTTTCTTTAAAAATTTTCTTAATCTTATATTAATGATACCGTTATAAGAGGTAGGGTCTTCTAGAACTTTATGTTCGAATTGTAGTCTCGCTTCCTGATAAGCGCACTGCCACTTTGATTCACAGAGAAGTAATATTTCTCTTTTAAATTTTTCTTCACCCAGAGTTTTTAAATCTTCTGCAAGCTCATTGCAAGAACTCCAGTAAGTTTTCCAATCTGATTCTACTTTTTCAATTCTTCTTCTTTTTTTACCCTTAAGAGGTGGTCGTTTAATTAACTTCCAAAAAAATTTTTTACCTATGTAGTATTGACCAGTATTAAGATTTGTAATCTTATACACAAACCCTTGATAGTCTTCCGGGTCAAATTCTTCTGGATACAACCACATCTAGTTTACTTAACGCTTACTCTTTCTCTTTCTACTCTTCTTCTTACGCTTCTTTCTACGTCTATGTACAACACCACCACCCCATCCGAATAAGTTTCTAGCATCTCCTGTAGCATACCAATCAGAGTTACCTACATCTCCGCCGTGACCTCCGAAGTCTCCAAAAACCCCACCGCTACCTGACGTCATAGCTCCTCCTCCATCTCCTCCGTCTTCAAGTATACGTAAAAATCTCTCCTCGTATGTTTTCATTTTAATTATTTAGTGGATATCTAGAAAAATATATTATAATAGAGTAATGGATATAAAACCGAGCTTAGAACTTTTAGAAAAATACTCTGAAGAATTGAGCGAGTTTTGTCAAGTTGATGAATTTAATGTAAAGGAGAAACAGATGAAAGCTCCTCTTATAAAGCATTTGTTTGTTGGAAGATTGATTAGACATAAAATGCTTGGAGGTAAATTAAGATCCGAAAAAGAAAAACTTATAAACAAGCTTGCTGAAAAGGCTATTAAAGAATCTCCTGTAAAACTCGATACGAGAAAGATTGCAGAAGCTGCGAATAAATCAGACTTAGTTGTAGATATCTCAGATCAAATATATTACAATAGTCAGATAATAGAATATTTAGAGAAGGTTGAAAGAATACTTTCTTCTTTTACTTACGATGTAAAAAATATCGTAGAGATTATGAAGTTAGAAACCACATGATAACTTTAGATTTAGATACAGGGAGAAATAATGGAAAGATAGTTTCCGGAGATTTCGCGGAGCTAAGAGAGCATTTTTCTGTTAAAAATGAAGCTGCTAATTTTGCTAGACGGAGAGGTTTTTTTGTAAAAGATAGAACCTATCTAATTACACCTACTGGTAAGTTTGAATTACATTTTACGGAAGAGATTATTAAATGGTGTAGAGAAAACGATACAACTTTTGAGTTAACAGATCGGTTAAAAAAAGCAA